GTGGGTAATTCCCACAGGTATTGTAATTAAAGTAGTGTTTGATTATAATACTGCCGTCAGAACATAGAAACAAATAATGCACTTGAGGTACCGGCTGACCGCCTCTATAATGTGTAACACTACCTCCGAGATAATGAAGTCAACTCAGATGAGATCATTTGCTCCCTTATCAGGGGCAAATATGTCCAAACAAATCGTAATCTAGATGAGATATTAATAGAGAACAAATTGTGACGAACGATAGTGAGGAACAGGGGATTGTAATCCCCTTTATATTATGATATACTTATTAAGTGACAAAGCTTTATATAACAGATCTCAACAATATTATGCAATGGAGATAATGAAATGTACACAAGAATGGCCTTATGATGAGAGATTTTATCTAGGATACCGTTCTTGGCTATTAGATGAATATAAGTGTTATAATATAGATTATCATTATTTAAGATTTGAAAATGAAGCATATCGTAATTGGTTTGTATTGAGGTGGACATGAATAGCAAAGACAGAAGAAAACATAGACGAGAATTCCCACATACTTATATCCTGGAAGCCTTTGGTCGTAAGATAACCACTGGAAATTATTTCCAGTGGTCCACTGGAAATAATTTTTATGCTATGCGTGATTGGTGTACTGAGCAATTTGGAGATGAGTATAGAATAGAAGGTGATGGTTTTTGGAAACCATGTGTTATTGGTTTTAAGAATGAATCACATAAAAGTTGGTTTGCTTTACGATGGAGTCATCTTTTGTGAAGTTTTTAGAATTTAGAATAGCACCTATGGAAAATTGGTATAGCTATGAACTACCTGAGTATAATCTTACTGAGTTAATAGAATGGTGTGATAACCACAGGAGTGATTTTAACTATAGTATATATTGTATAAAACCACTAAAAGATAAGATTGAATATAAACACTTATGGACACGGTATGACTTTGCAACATTTTATTTTGAAAATGAAGCTGATCGTAATTGGTTTTTATTGAGGTGGTCATAATGGAAGAAAACCAAGTAATAGTAGATTTAACGGACTATCCAAAATTTATGAAAGAATGGTTAAACTCTAATTATTCGATAGAACAAACATTAAAAAATTATGGTATTAACTCTGCCTTAAAATTACCATCTCTGCTTGTAACCGCAAATTTACGGCTTAGATATGGTATGAATAAACCTGATTATACTTGGTTTGTTTTGAGGTGGTCATGATTAAAAGTAATAAACAACATATAGTAATGTTACCATTTTCTATGGGCGAATTTAAAGGATTACACCCAGGGACATATGTAGAAGTAATAGAACATCCATTTTTATCTATAGGAAGTTCATATTCTATTCTTAAACCTGACATACATCTATGGTTAGATAATGCAATTGGGTCAGACTCATGGGATTTTGGATTTAGTAGTAGTGAAGGTGAATATTATATATGTTTTGATAATGAAGCACATAAGAATTGGTTTTTATTGAGGTGGTCATGCAATTAGAGATTATAGACAATTCTCAGATAGATATTTACTATCCATTTGGTGTGCGAATACCAATCGAACCACATGACTTACCGTATAATAAAACCCCACGAGCTGAAATTACAGAATGGTGTAATGATACATTCGGTAATATGTTTGATGATGAATTTGATTATAGATGGAGGCGTTGGGGTTCATTCTTTTTCTTTCGGGATGAAGTAGATCGTAATTGGTTTCTATTGAGGTGGTCATGAAATTAAGTGTAGTAAATAAAAATTATGGAATACATATATGGTGGAACAATTTTATTGACAGTTTAGTATGCGATTCCGGTACAGATAATCAGATCAATGCAAGTGAATTTAACAAGCTAATTCTATCTGAGTTGGCAATCTATGGTGGATCAATGAAATTACCATATATGGAAATTGAATTTGATGATGAAGCAAAAGCAACCTGGTTTATATTAAGATGGTCATGAAAAATATTGATGTAATGATGTTTCCAAAGTTTGTAATGCACTGTAACCCTTTCTTTGAACAAGATGAAACCCTAACAATAACATATTGTGGGCGTAGTGGGATACGTGCATATCATATACTTATGCGTAAGTTTGGGTATAAATCTGCAGATATTGGTCCACCTGGTAAGAAATATCAATTGAGCGAGGAAGATTATACTTGGTTTATATTGAGGTGGTCATGAAATTAAGGTTATCAGATAATAATGGCTTACACATATGGTGGTACAATTTTATTTACAGTTTAATAGTTCCTGATATGGAACCTCCCAAAGATAAAGATGAATTCCACAAACTAATTCAAGATGAGTTGGCACGCTATGGTGGATCAATGAAATTACCATATAAGGAAATAGAATTTAATGATGAAGCAAAAGCAATCTGGTTTATATTAAGATGGTCATGAAAGAAAATGAATTAGAATTAGTTGGTGGTTGGAAGATGCTACCACAATGTTGGAGAAACTTTGTATCAGAATTTCAGTCAATTAAATTGACTGCTGATGAGCGTGAATGTGCAATTAGGGATAAATTAGTAGAGTTTAATGCCACCAGAGAATATCATGCAAGAGGATGGGGGAACTCAACGCTAGTGTTTAATACTCCAGCAGATAAGACTTGGTTCTTATTGAGGTGGTCATAATGGTCTTGACATTTGCAATATTAATATGTATAATACTTGGAATTGTTAGTGGTATTGGATGTTCAGTGTTAATTGGTATCATACCATGGTTACTTGAACTTAGGAAAAATAAATGATATTACAAATTTTAATGTGGGTTCTGATTGGGATTGCTATCTTTATGTCATATGGAATAGGTATATGGGCATACGACCAGATTGATATGTATTTTGAACGTAGGAGAAACAAATGAGTGAACCAAGAATATACCTAGATCTTGATGGCGTATGTGCAGATTTTTTTACTGAATATGCCAAACTAGCTGGTATTGAGAGTGGTAACTACAGACACATACCACCAGCAAAATCTGACCCTACACTTCAATTAATGGTGGGAACTGACTTCTTCGCTAGATTGCCTAAAACTGCAGTAGCAGATGAATTAGTAGAAATGGCAGTAAAATTATATGGTAGCTATTCTATATGTTCTAGTCCATTACGTGGTGACCATGAGAATAGTGAATACTGGAAAAATGTATGGATTAAAAACAATCTAAGAACACAACCCGAAGAAGTTATCATTACTACTAACAAAGCAAAATATGCTGTACAACAAGATGGCACTCCTAATATCTTAATAGATGATAGAGGTAATAACATCGATGCTTGGGAAAATGCAGGTGGTATTGGAATCAAATTTCAAGCAGATGAAGATTCTATTGATGTGGTTAAATTTGGGTTATTACGAGCAGCAATCCTTAGTAAATCGTATGCATAGAAATCCATAAATAATATATGGTGGCTTAGACCCATCATATGGAGGTTATAATGGATGAAGAGGTATTTACATGTATTATGTTGATTGTATTTGGGATATTAGTTATTGCAATGACCCAACGTATAGTAAAAGCAGTATTTGAATTTTTTGGAATAAATGTCAACGATAAGAATTAAATATGGTACCGGAATTCCAGGTTGGGCGAATGCCTGGAATCACGCGGCAGAAAAGTTACCGTACATAGAACATGACGATGAAAACTATATTGATTATTTGTATGACCGGTTGATAAAAACTTATAAACAATTCGAATACGAAAATCATTGCAAATTCACACCAGATTATCATGAAATCCATTACATAGAATTTGAAAGTGCAGCACATTATAACTGGTTCTTACTTAGGTGGTTATAAAGAACCAATTGATATTGAAAAATAGGTAAATACACTATTAGTATTGGAACCTATAATGAAAATAAAAGAAATATTAAGTGAAGCCCCGATTGTTGATTATGAACCATTGGGTAATTTAGAAAACATTTTGGAAATTATGTTTAGCGATGTATTAAATGCTTGTGTTGGCAAAATTTTTGTAATGTAGGATTACCAATGAAATTAAGAGAATTATTTGAAAGTTCAGTACTACTTGAATACGATAGAAACAAAACCGCATCCGTTTTTGGTAACAAATTAGTTAATGCATTAATTAATGATAATGGTAGAAATAATAAAAATCTAATTGATTTACGTAATGAACTTACATCAGCAGAACAACTACAACCAAATGCGATATTAAAATCTGCTAATATTATATTAGCATTTATTGAAGATATTGATCCAACTACCCATAAAGAATATACTAGATGGTTATCTACTGTTTATGCCAATCAAGGTATTAAATTTGAAGACCTTAACAGTAAAGGTAAAGATTGGTTGATAACATATACTAACTTAAAAAAGCATCGTATACTACCACCCGAATATAAAGACATTGGAAGAATTACTTTTGATCAATTGGGTGATATTGCATTAAACAAAGAATTCCAAGAAAAGTTATCAGGTGCACAAACACCAACTGATAAAGGTAAATCTAAAGAAATATATAATGATAAACAACTAACAATCATACAACCAGAAGATAAAACAAGTGCTTGTTATTATGGTCAAGGAACCAAATGGTGCACTGCTGCTACTAATAATAATATGTTTGATCAATATGCTGACGAGGGTCCATTATATATTATTATACCTAAACATCCACAATATGTTGGAGAGAAATACCAGTTACATTTCGAAGCATCACAATTCATGGATGAACGTGATGAAGAAATTGATATTCAAGAATTGTTTTCTAGGTTCCCACAATTAAAAAAAGTGTTTAATCAATACAGATATATATTCAGTGTATATGACTGGTATGGGCACGAATTTATAGGTAAATATCAAAAAGAAAATCTTAGCAAATTTCAAGAAGCTATAAATGAAAAATATAAAGAACTTGGACAGAAATCAGTTGAAGAACTATTGAATATAACTCCAGAAGTGGTTGCACAAATACCCCATATCGAAACATATATTCATAGGTTATTGACAGAAGGGTTTTTAGCAAGAAAAATTTCAGCTATTGTTACTAACTTTTCGTTAGTGGCCGACAGCAACAACATGGAACATGCAGTTGATACAATGACACAACGTGATGAAAAAATTGAACTTGGACATACCAATGATGATTATGAATTAGAAAAAAGTATATGGACTAACTTTAAAGATAATGTAGCTGCTATGTTATGGGATCAATGGCAAGCAATGATTAAATTAAAGGTCCCATCAGTTAGTTTAAAAAATCATCAATTTTCAAAATTATTACTAAAAACAGCATTAGAAGCTATTGAAGGAATCAAGAAATGAAAATAATGGAAATATTAAGTGAAGCACCACTACCACCTGAATGGGATAAACAAGTTTATACACCAAATACTTCATATAAAAAACGTATAGAATACGCAGTAGCACGAGCTCAAAAACTTGGTAAAGGTAGCAGTAGAACTGTAGTTGAAATACCATATCAAGGAAGACAAACTGTTCTAAAAGTAGCACACAATGGTAAAGGCATGGCACAAAATGAAGCCGAAGCTGGAATACTAGATGATTGGTATGTGAAACAAAGTGGCTTAGTCATACCCATTATTGATTATGATGAAGACCATTCCCAACCAGTATGGCTACATACCGAAAAAGCAGAAAAAGTAAATGCAAAACAATTGTGTCAACTATTAAGAACCAACGATCTATCTACACTAATTCGATATGCCAATATGATGGTTGGTAAAATTAGATATGAACAAACTTATATGGATAGAGTTATACAAACTATTACAGAACTATACGGTGAAGATGGTGCTGAGATATTTTCAGAATATGCTGGTAGTTTGGGTGACCTAGCAACAAATAATGATGTTGATCTTAGAGATTTTAATACACATAAAAATTGGGGTGTTTATAAAGGTGAGCCAGTTGTAATTGATATTGGTTTTACTAAAGACGTTGCAGCACAATATTATTCAGAAGAAATTGATGAAAGTGAACTAACAGAATTATTTGATAATCCATTGCCATTTGAGTGGACAACTAAACTACCAAATGATAGATACGTAGCAAAATTTATGGTAGGGCATCATGAATATAGATTTTCTGCACATATGTTTCCATATGATGACTTGATGGGTGCTGAAATTGCATTCTGTATGATGGACAACGGTAAGTGTAGAACTGATAATACCGGAACAGGTAATGCCAACCAGATATATGCTACCGTAATTGAATTGATAAAACAAGTAGCAGATGCTGCAAATTTATCTAGAATAGCATATGATGCTGCTGATGATAAACGTAAGAGTATATACCCTACCTTAATTAAGAAAGCATTACCAGGATGGGAGTTATCAGAACACGAAGATGACTACTACTATTACGATAAACCAATTAAAGAAGAACTTAATGAAGGTATAAGTTCAGTATTATACCATTATACTAGATTACATACTGCTGTTAAAATATTAAATGAAAATCGGTTTATATTGACTTCTAGTATTGGTAATAGATCTGAAGAAAAATTGATGCCAAAAGGTTACCCATATTACCTAAGCACTACAAGAACAAAAATGGGTGGATATCATCATACACCATATAATGGTGAGGTTATATTTAATTTAGATGGTGATTGGTATAACAAACGATATAAAGGTAATTCTGTTGATTATTGGGGTGATAGACATAATGACTACGGTAGAGTAAGTGAAGCTGAAGATAGAATTTTTAGTAAAACACCAACTATTCCAACAACTGGTATTACATCTATTCATGTATACTTAACACTAGATAAACAGTTACAGTTTTATACTGAAGACGTAAGACTATTATTCAGACTAGCAAAAACAAAAGGTATTCCAATATCATTATATAATGATCCTAAAGCATGGTTATTACAAGATCCAAAACGTGTTATTAGTATTTCTTCTATATTGTCATCATTAAAAACTAATGATAAAAAACCAAAACCTTATAGAGGTCAAAGTAGATTTCAACCAATGAAAGAAATACTAGAATTGATATATAAAAATTCTACTAGTCAATTAAGTAAAAATGCTGACAAATTAGTCTACAATCTACGATATTACAATGACACTATAAGTGGGTTAGAAACTGATATGTTTAATGCACGTAAACCATCGGATAGTGAACGTCCTTTTTTGGATAACTTAATCAAAGCTATGCGTGCTAATGGTTGGAATACCACTGCTGATATGGGTAATGCATTAAAAGATAAATGGACAGAAATTCAGAAAAAAGAATATGAAATAAACAAGAAGGTATAATGAATAAAATTGAAATCTATTGATAAATAGATATAGGTCGCGGGATTGCAGTCCCCACCTATTCTAAAGCCTTGGAGGTCATCAGCATGAATATTTATCAACCTTATACGTATCTATTAAAATTTAAACCAACTGGGCAAGTTTATTATGGAGTTTCGTATATTAATCATTATAGAGGAAAAGCACATCCATCTCAATTATGGAATACCTACTTTTCATCATCTAAATATGTTAAAGAATTAATAAAAATTTATGGACAGGAAATGTTTGATGTGCAAGTTAGAAAAGTATTTGTATGTAGAGAAGATGCAATTAAATGGGAACATAAAGTTTTAAAAAATTTGATGCAAAAAACAATCCAATGTGGCTCAATAAAAGTAATGGTGGAAAACAATTTATATCTCAATTTGGTAGAATTGTCACAGATGAAACCCGAAAGAAAATAGGACTTGCAAATACCGGAAAACTAAACAAAAAGAAGGGAACAACACTTTCAGACGAAACTAGGAAAAAGATGTCAATAGCATCTACCGGAAGAAAACATTCAGATGAAACAAAGAGAAAGATATCTGAGTTCAATAAAGGAAAACATCAGGGTGATAAAAATCCATTTTATGGTAAAAAATCATACACCCGAATCAATTGCAAAAATGTCAGAATCTCACAAAGGACACATTCCATGGAATAAAGGAAAGCCTGCACCACTAATTTGTCGTGTTATAGATAAAAAAGAGATGTCTGTGTTAAAGGTGTAAAAGACATCCAGAAAATTAAAAAAATGTCCTCATTGTAATTTTTCAAGTAGAGGGTTACGATGGGGAAATAACTGTGATAATTGTGTATATAAAAATGGCGAAACTTATGAGTAAAATAGAAAATAGAATAGAAATATATGTAGATTTAGATGAAGTAGTAGCAAACTTTATGGGATATGCTCGCAAGTTCTTTGACAAACAACTTAAAGACGGTGATAAACTACTAGTGGATGAATGGAACAAATTAAGTAGTAATCCACACCTATTTAGAGATCTTGAAGTTAAAGATAACGCATACGAATTAATCGATTGGTTGAAAAAGTATCAACAAGAAACTGGATCAGAACTATATTTTCTAACTGCTATTCCATCAAAGAACACAGTGAAATTTGCTGCACAAGATAAAGTGTATTGGTGTAATAAATATTTTCCAGATATTCCAGTTATAATTGGTCCGTATAGCCATGATAAACATTTACAATGCAGTGGCAATCATTGTATACTGTTAGATGATAGATTAGATAACTGTACACAATGGCGCGAAGTCGGTGGCCGTGCTCATCAATATAAAACTTGGGAACAATGTAAAATTTGGTTAGAGCAAGAACTATTGAATAAATAGAATTTAAAATTGCTTATTAATTAATTTATATGATAAATAAGTAATATTAAAGGAATAAAAAATTGCTTATTAATTAATTTATATGATAAATAAGTAATATTAAAGGAATAAAAAATGGCAACACAGATAGGAAATGGAAACGTTCTTTTTGGTGATGGTAGTTCACAAACTTCGGCAACACCTACCGGAAATCCAGCAACTGGGCTTGGATTTGTCTATGAAAATTCACAATCTGTAACACAAAATTACACAATGACTAGTGGTAAATCAGGTATGTCAACTGGTCCAATTACTTTTGGACCGGGAATAACAGTTACGATTCCTAGTGGCTCAAGATGGATAGTATTATAAAGGATAACATATGGCAATTATAAACGCAAGTAATACTAGTGGATTAGTTCAAACTGGTGATGCTAGTGGAGTACTTGCCCTTCAAACTGGCGGAACTACTGCGGTCACTATAGATGCTTCAGGCAACGTGGGGATTGGGACGAGTAGTCCTACACAAAAGCTAGATGTCACAGGAAACATCAACACTTCAGGTTCATTAAATAGCATCAACACTTTTGGATTCAAAAACAGAATTATCAATGGTGGCATGGCTATAGACCAGCGTAATGCTGGGGCGCAGATAACAGCAGCTAACTTGGCTCCCAGCGCATACATGGTTGACCGTTGGTCATACTCTGCTTCACAGGCCGCAAAATTTACGGCGCAGCAAAATGCTGGGGCTGTAACAACTCCAGTTGGGTTCCCAAATTATCTTGGCATGACAGTTGCTTCGGCATTTACCGTTGGCGCGGGTGATTGGTTTTGTATTGGTCAATCAGTAGAAGGGTTTAATTTTGCAGACTTGGCATGGGGGACGGCAAGCGCAAAAACCGTAACTCTTTCATTTGTTGTTTATAGCTCTTTAACAGGTACATTCGGGGGCGCACTTCGCAACAACGCAACGAACCGTTCATATCCATTTACATATTCAATACCGACAGCAAACACTTGGACCACAATATCGGTGACCATTGCTGGCGATACAAGCGGAACTTGGGTTGGGGCGACAAACGGACTTGGTGTTTCTCTCTTTTTCGGTCTTGGCGTAGGTACTACTTACAGTGGCACGGCAGGAGCTTGGGCGGCAACAAACTATATATCAGTTACTGGCGCAGTTTCCGTAGTCGGCACATCAGGTGCTACGTTCTACATCACAGGTGTTCAACTTGAGAAAGGATCAACCGCCACGAGCTTTGACTATAGGCCGTATGGGACTGAGTTGGCGTTGTGTCAGAGATATTTTGAAAAGTCTTTTAATGTAAGTGTAGCCCCCGCCAACGGTACAACGGCTACGACTTTAATTGATAATGCTGGTTGTTTTGCTAGCATGGCAATAAATGGCCAAGTTGATGGTGGGTTTATATCGTTTAAAGTATCAAAGAGGGCAGTCCCTACTTTAACTATTTATGGAAATAATAGTGGGTATTGGAACTATTATAGTGGTGGAGCATCTTTATGGGGGGCAAATGCGTATTCCCCTGGTACTTTGGGTGAAAATGGACATGCTTTTTCGCAACAAGTTGTAAATGCCATAGCTATTGCTGTTAGAGGGCATTGGACTGCTTCAGCGGAGCTATAAAAAATGTACAAACTAACTAACAACACATCAATAATCCGCATAGAAGATAACGCTTGTATCCCAAACGATCCAACCAACACCGATTACCAAGCCTACCTAGCGTGGCTAGAAGAGGGCAACACACCCGAACCTGCTGATATACCAC